CCACAATTAGAACCAAAACCACATGGTGCAGATCCACAAGGTTTACCAAATGCAAGACCTGCAAGATTACAATTACCTACAACTGATTTTTTACCTGATGATCCTTTTTCAACAATTAATACATCTGCAGTTATAACTGTTTCAGAACCAAACAGTGCGAGACAGACAGGAGATATTGTAAGATTTTATGATGTCAAAGAACCTGTTGGTGGCGTATCCATATCTACTTTACAACCTGAAACAACTTTAGCTGCTTCAATTAACGATACAACAGATACAATATTAGTAAACGATTCTTCACAGTTCCCTGCTGCTGGATTTATTGTAATAGAAAAAATAAATAGTGATACTAAACTATATGAAAACGAAGTTGTTCAATACACAGGAAATACAGGGAATACTTTTACGGGATGCACTAGAGGGACAAACGCTAAAACTAGGGGTGATGCTCCTGAGAACACGACAGCTAGCTCACATTCTTTAGGTGCAAAAGTCCTTGGCGCTTTCTCAATAACTATGATATCAAGTACAGTGAAGAACCCAAATGGAATGCCAGCTACGTTGACAGTGAACGATAGTTACAAGTTTACGGCTCTGTCAGCAGCTACAAGTACGGCAACAGGTGGTGGTTCTTTCATATCGGCAGGACCGATAGATAACGGAGTAACTGAATGACATATGCAGAATTAGTACAAAAAATTAGAGATTATACAGAAGTTGGATCAACAGTATTGACTGATACTATTGTAAACGGCTTTATTGAAGATGCTGAGTTTAGAATTTTAAGAGAAGTAGATTCTGATAATAATAGAAGATATGTAACAGCAACGATGGTAGCAGGACAAAGATTCATAGATACCCCTGCTGACCTATTAGTGGTGAGATCTGCTCAAATAGTGGATAAAGATTTATCAACTTCTCCTGATACAGATAGACGAATTATTGAGTATAGAGACACCAATTTTATGGCAGAATATAACCCTACAGATGCTCAAGGAACGCCAAAATATTTTAGTTACTGGGATCAGGACACGTTAGTTTTTGCTCCAGTGGCAGATGCAGCTTATACAATTCAATTAAATTATATCTTGAAACCTGCTGGATTATCGTCTACAAATACTACTACATATCTTAGTCTGCAGTTTCCCAACGGACTTTTGTATGCATGCCTAGTTGAGGCTTTTAGTTTTCTAAAGGGGCCACAAGATCTCTTGCAATTATACGAACAAAAGTATAATAAAGCGGTCGAAGGGTTCGCAGTAGAACAAATGGGAAGAAGAAGACGAGATGAGTTTATTGAAAGCGCACCTCGTTTACCAAAACAAGGATAAGGAGATAAACATGGCAATTACACAAGCGATAGCAAACAGTTTCAAAAAAGAACTATTTGATGGCGATCACGATTTTTCACAAACTGGTGGAGACGTGTTTAAGATTGCTCTTTACACTTCTTCTGCAACTTTAAATTCAACGACAACTGCATATCCTGGAGACAGTACAGGAAACCAAGTTTCTAACTCTGGACAATATACACAGGGTGGCGGAAAACTAGTTAATTCTGGAACTTCAATGACAGCTGGTGTAGCTAGAGTAGACTTTGCAGATAGATCTTTTACTGGTGTAACTTTAACAGCGAGAGGTGCATTAATTTACAATACATCTTTCTCTAACAAAGCTGTAGCAGTTTTAGATTTCGGAAGTGATAAGACAGCAACATCAGGAACGTTTACTATTCAGTTTCCAGCAGCCACGTCAACAGCAGCGATTCTAAGGATCTCTGGTTAATAGGAGGTAACTCCTATGGCGTTTAAAACGTATACAGTTACTGTCGACATAGGCAGTAGGTACGGCGGCGGGACAGGGAACGTATTTTATTTAGACGGTGTTCGTACGATGGACGTCGATGTAGTCGGCGGCTTAACGTATGCGTTTAATCAAAATGATTCTAGTAACGATAATCACCCATTAATTTTTTCTACAACTACATCAACAAGTCAAGCAATAACTTCTGGTGTAACTTTTAAGTTAGATGGGTCGACAGTTTCTTACGCTGATTATACCAACACACTAACTTTTAATGCAGCAACAACTCGTTCTGTAGAAATTACAGTTTCTCAAACTTCAGATTTTTATTTTATTTGTTATGTACACGGTTCAGGAATGGGCGGTGTTATGGACCTTCAAGTTGATTCTTGGGGTGCATTAAATTGGGGTGATGGTCAATGGAATGATCAAGATAATTCTAGCACTTCAGTAACTGGTCAAGCAATGACTATTGCTCAAGGTGATGAAACTGCAACTGGTATTGTAGCTATCGGCTGGGGTAGAGAAGATTGGGGCGATCAAGTTTGGGGCGAAGCAAATGAAGCTGCAGCGCCAACAGGAATCGCAATGTCTGCTAATATTGGCAGCATAACAATTACATCAGAAATTAAAACTGGTTGGGGTAGAGATACCTGGGGCGGACAAACTTGGGGTGAAAATACATTTATTCAAAATGTAAGCGTGACAGGTATTGGCATGACTGCCACTCTTGGTGATGAAACTACCACAGCAGAAGTAAATGCAGGTTGGGGTAGAGCTGCATGGGGAGATCAAGTTTGGGGTGATACTGACGAAGCAGCAGCAATTACTGGAATAGCAATGTCAGCTACTATTGGTAGCGTAACCGCAACCGCGATAGTTAATACTGGTTGGGGTAGAGCATCATGGGGTAATGGACCTTGGAATGATAACGCTTTTGTTCCTGTTGCAGATTTAACTGGAATTCAAATGACAGCAGCTATTGGCACTGTCACAGCAACTGCAGAAGTAAACGCTGGTTGGGGCAGAGCAGCTTGGGGTGATCAAGTATGGGGATTACCAAGTAACATAGGTTCTCCAACAGGCATACAAATGTCTGCAACTTTAGCTAATGTAACTATAACTAACGAAGTAAATGTTGGTTGGGGTAGAGCGGCTTGGGGTCAAGAGCCTTGGGGCGAAAACACTACGTTTGTAATAGCTACACCTACCGGAATCGGTATGTCAGCAACTATCGGAACTGTAACAACAACTGAAGAAATTAATAGAGGTTGGGGCAGATATGGTTGGGGTGAAGGAAACTGGGGTACACCTGATAATACTATAAATGTAACAGGTCAATTAATGGCTGCTAATTTAGGCCAAGCAGATCCTTCTCCAGACGTCATGTTAACTGGTATTGGCATGACTATGAATGAAGGCGAAGAAGCCGTTACTGGAGATGGTATTGTAATACCTACAGGAATAGGCTTGACAGCTAACATAGGAAGCGTATATAATTTGATCTGGAATGAAGTAGATACCGGCACAGCCCCTACATGGAAAGAGGTTGACACCGCAGCTTAAAACAGCAAAATTTAATCAAATTTAATGTTTGACAGTATTGTCAAATTTTAATAAAAAACAAAAGAGGACAAAAAATTATGGCAAACTCGACATCAGCAAGTTTAAAATTGACTGTTCAAGCTACTGGGGAAAACTCAGGAACGTGGGGTCAAATAACTAACACAAACTTATTAATCGTAGAACAAGCAATCGGTGGATATGATACGTTCAATTTAACGAACGCTAACAGAGCACTTACTTTTTCTAACGGTGCCGTATCAAACGGTAAAAACGCAGTAATTAAATTAACAGGAACATTATCAACTAACGTTAACGTTACTATTCCTGATTCAATCGAAAAAACTTTCATTGTAGCAAACGGTACATCTGGTGCTTACACAGTGACGTTCAAAACATCTTCAGGAACTGGAGTAACTTGGGCGACAACTGACAAAACTACAAAAATGGTTTTCTCAGATGGAACTAATGTTGTTGATACTGCTTTCACAGATTTATCATCTGACATCACACCACAATTATCAGGCGTACTAGATACGAATGGTAATGACGTTATTATCGACACTGGTGGAGCATTAGAAGATGATTCAAATAATGAATACATTAAATTTGTAAAAACTAGTTCAGCAGTTAACGAGATCTCAGTAACTAACCAAGCTACAGGTTCAGGTCCTGACATTTCTGCAACTGGTGGTGATACAAACATTGATTTAAATATCAATGGAAAAGGTTTAGGAAGAGTAACTCTAGGCGCTGGTAAAATTCAGCAACTAGCAGAAAAAGTAACTATCGCTGCAACAGGTACAACTGGTACAGTTAACTTTGACGTAATCACACAAGCTGTTCTTTATCACACATCAGCGTCAGCTGGTAACTTCACAGTGAACTTCAGAGGTGATGGTTCAAACTCTTTAAACAATATTATGGATACAGGTGAGTCAATCACTGTTGCCTTCTTAACAACAAACACTGGTACACCTTATTACAATAATGCAGTTACAATCGATGGAAGTTCAGTAACTCCAGAATGGTCAGGCGGTACAGCCCCTTCTTCAGGAAATGCTAACTCTGTTGATATTTATACATATACAATTATAAAAACTGGCGACGCTGCGTTTACAGCATTTGCAGGTCAAACACAGTTTGCATAATAGATTGGGAGGAGAAAGATCATGCCAATAATTGGATCAAAAGGTGCAGGATCAGCATCAGGACTTGGAGGAATCGGAGGAGCAGCACCAAGAGCCCCTTATTCAGCTAGTTACTTAGTAATAGCTGGTGGTGGCCCAGGTTGGTATTCCGGTCAAGCTCAAGAATCTGGTGGTGGCGGAGCAGGCGGATATAGATCTGCTTATCCTTCAGACTCAGCTTCAGGCGGTGGCGGATCAGTCGAATCTCAAAAAACTTTTAACCCAGGTACAACTTACACAATCACTGTTGGTGGCGGAGCACAAGATAGTTCTCTTGCAGGATCTGATATTACAGACGTGTCAACGACAAGAGGCGGAAAAGGAGCAGGTCCTTATGACCCTTCTACATCCGGTGGATCAGGCGGCGGTGGAAATAGCCAAGGTCGATCACCTTCTCCAGGAACTGCAAACGAAGGTTATGCAGGCGGATCGCGAGGCGGCGGCGGAGCTGGCGCGGTTGGGGGATCATCAGGCGGGGGCGCGGGTGTGTCCTCTACAATTACTGGATCTTCAGTTGCGAGAGCTGGCGGCGGAGCGACGGCCGGGGGAACCGGGGGATCGGGCGGCGGCGGAAACGGCGGCCAAGGAAACCAAACGGGTCAACCAGGAACTGCCAACACAGGTGGCGGATCAGGGGCTGGCGGATTAGTTCCAGGTCAAGATAGAGCACCAGGAAGTCCAGGTTCAGGTGTAGTTATTTTAAGAATGCCTCTAAAAAGTTTTTCAGGGACAACTACAGGATCTCCACAAGAAGCAACAGACGGCACTGATAAAGTTTTAACATTTACAGCATCAGGGACGTTAGGAGGTTAATCATGGCACATTACGTAAAAATAGTTGATAACGTAGTTACTGAATGCATAGTAGTTCATAATAGTTGTGAACTAGATGAGAACGGCCAAGAATCAGAGGCAGTAGGAGCTGCTTGGGTCAAAAACCATCAAAATGATCCTGACGGAACTTGGTTAAAAACTTCTTATAATTCTAATAGAGGTGTTTATTACAAAGACGGAACGAACGTTCCTCATGAAGATCAATCTAAATTATTCAGAAAAACTTTTGCTGAAGTAGGATTTGAGTATGATCCTGATAATGATTGGTTCAAACCAAAAAAATATTTAGACTCCTTCGTATGGAGTGACGAACACTGGGACTACAGACCACCACAAGCTGTGCCTGATGACGGACAACAATACGATTGGAATGAAGACCAATACCAATCTACAGGTAATGGTTGGGTCGTAAGATCAGAATAATTATTTAAAAGCAGCACCAGAAGCCCAACAGACTAAAGAGTTTCTTTCACCTTTTTTGACAGGTGTAACTTCATGCAACATAAAACTAGGAAAGACAACTAATAGACCTTGCTCTCTTTCTATTTTAGTTCCGTTTCTAGATTCATAAATTATAAGATCTCCACCTTTATATTTTTTAGGATCTGTTAATTGTATTGTGCAAGATAACTTTCTTACCATTACACCCGTGCCTCTATCAGTGTGAGCGAAGTAATGTTGTTTTGGTCCGTAAGATGTAAATTGCAAAGATTCAGCTAGTCCCCACATATCAAATTTATAATGTTCGTGATTTAGCATAACCATGGCGTCAACGATTTTTCTATATAACCAAACATAATCATTAACAGGTTTAATCCAAGATATAGAACTATCTCTTGCACCTTTTATTTCAGCAGTTTCTTCAGGGTTTGTACCCCCTATTTTACCTTTAGTTGTAAACAAACTTTTACCATACTTAACTATGTCATCACATTGTTCAGGTGTTAAAAAATTTCTTACCCACGCATACGGAGGCATTTGATCTAAATGAAACGGCCATGCCGTTGTGTTCATTCTTATTATTTCATCGTATTTCATTTTGTATTCCTTTATAAGCTAGTGTTATTCTAGGTATTCCTTTTTCTTTCGGAGCTAGTCCACGATGCCACAATTTAGCATTAAAGACAACGAGTTTATTTTGTTCAAACGTTATTTTGTGCACCTTATTATTGTTATCTTTTATTTCAAACAACCCTGAGTCTTTTTTTAAAGTTGGTGTAACCATTAACATATAAGTTCTATCACCATCATCCTTATGCCATCCCCCATCCATACCGTTAAACTGCATATTGATATATATTCTTTTAAATTGATTTACTTTAAATTTTTCAATAATTTTATAAGTTACAAAATTAGTAACTCCATCATTATGAACCTCTGTATAAAAAAATGTGCCTTTGGTTATACCAGGTCTAGACGCATGACCATATTGATGTTGAGTATTAATTAAATAATGATTTGTTAAATAATTTATAAAGTCTTTATCTAAAAAATTTTTGTATTCTTCTACAATCATCTCATTAATGGTCCTTCCATAAACAAAGCTAGTGTTTTTCTTTCTCCTGTTTCTACAGGCATAACCATATGATTAAGGTAAGATCTAAATACAAGAACATCACCTGGCTGAGTAAACTCATTTACGATATAAGGACCTGAATTAAAAATATGAAAGGCACCACCTTTATATGGTTTAGTAGAAATATTAATTAAACAAGTTAACTTCATATCCTTGTATTGTTTAGTAGTCTGATCAATGTGCCATCCATAATTACCCTTAGTCTTTGAAGAATATAAATTGTAATTAATAAAATCTTTATCTCTTAATGGATAAACAGAATAACCAAAATGATTATCGTTTGTGTGTATAATTAAATTTTCTAAATCACCTAATAGATGTTTTATTTTACCCCAATAAATTAACTTGGTATCTACATTTTTAATTTTATTATTGTCATGATCTTTAGCTGCGTGCTGCTCTGGTTCATCACCGTCAAAATTTTTACGTGCAAAATTATCTATTTCTTTAACTTCGCTTTTTGTAAAAACGTTTTTAAAATACCAATAATCAGGTCTTGTGCTAGCCATATCTTTATTTCTATCTATTGGACAATTATAATAAATGCTTTACAAAGTCAATGTGAATATAAAGTTTGCGAAAGAATACTTAGATAATACAGTATGGAATCTTAATAACTCAGACTGGCAAGTGTCAGGTATTATTAAAAATAGGTCTAACGAAAACTTGAAGTTTGACATTCGTTTTTTAAAAGACTATAAAGATAAAGGATCAGGAAAGATTATATCGGAAAAATCAAAAGCTGATAAAGTTTTGTTTGAAGATAAGTCTTCTTGGTTATTAATAGACACGAAAGAGTTGATAAAATATATGAAAGTAAAACAACTTAAACAAGTAACAATAGAAGAGTTAAAATCTAATATAGATTGGACTATAGAATTACCGAAAGCATGAAACTAGATTTATTTCCTGTAACAGTATTTATTGGTAACGTTGATTTAAAAAAGATCAAATTAAAATCAGAAATTAACACAGCGTTTTTATCTAATACCCCTACGTCTATAGATAGTAAAAATGAATTAGATCCTGAAAGCGCTAAATATATTTTAAATGTCATTGGTAATTTAATGCACGAACAATACAAACATTTTAAATTAGATCTCTTAAGCATATGGAGAAACAAATATCAAAACAATGACTTTCAAGAACCTCACATTCATTGTAACTCAAAGTTTTCTTTTATCATTTACGAAAAAGTAAATAAGGTAAATACTGTTTTTTTCAATCCTGCTAAATATTTAATAGACTGTATAGGCGCAGATTATGTTTATAGAAACTTTACACCTCAACTTAAAACCGGACAAATTATTATCTTTCCTTCTTATGTTGAACACATGGTAAATAAAAATTCAGATCAAGTAACTATATCAGGAAACCTAGGTTTTAAATGGACCCAATAAATTATATAAAAGTAAAAACTATCGGTATCAAACACTCTCACAGTAATTTGTTTGAACACAGCTATAATCTTTATTTATTACTACAACACATGAACTGCCCTAAATATGTTTGTTTAGCTGGCCTGTATCATTCTATCTATGGCAATCAATATTTTAAACCACAGTTTGCTGTTAAGAGAAGTTTTATTAAAAAGACAATTGGTGTGAAAGCAGAAGCCTTAGTTCATAAATTTAATAACACTGAGGATAGAGACGAGTATTTTTTAAAACATGCTAACAAATACAAAGATTTATTTTTAATTTGTTATGTAAATTTGTTAGACCAATCTCAAGGTCATGACGATTTATTAAATAGATATGTAGAAAAGTATAAAGAAATAAATAAAAAATTTAAGATAAGCAAACACGTTGATGTTATAGATAATCTTTTAGATCAAGCAGACTACAATAATTTATCTAGTGCTGTGTTAGATCAAGGCTTTCCTTGGTATTTTTCTGCTAGCAAAGTTGAAGATAATCATCCTCAATTTGTACACACTTTTGTTTACAACAGTGCAGTTACATCTGACTATATAAAATATCTTGATCCAATATTTAAAAAACTAAACGTTAAAAGATTATTTAGAGTTAAATTAAATTACACTTCCAAAACATCTGAGATTATTAATTATGCTTTTCATCAAGATGTTAACATAGCTTGTAAAACAGCAGTGTATTATATTAATACAAACAATGGATATACAAGAATAAAAGATGGTAAGGATATTGATAGTAAAGCAAACAGAATAGCTATCTTTAATAGTTCTCTTGAACATGCGGGATCTTCTTGTACCGATCAAAATTACAGAATAATATTAAACATTAATTATTTATAAAATGAATAAAGACTTAAATCGTTACATATTAAAAACTAAACTACTTACTAAAAAAGAATGTAAGGCAGTAGTAGAAGAATTAAAAGATGCTAAATGGCATGAGCATTATTGGAACAGCCCTAGGGCTGGTATTACTAGTGACAATGGCAGTCAAGAACCTGAGACAACATCTGAACTCATACCCTCACATGAATCAATTATGAATAAACTACATCCAAAAATATTACAGTATATGAAATACATTGATCTTCCTTGGTATGATGCTTGGAACGGATATACTCAATTAAAGTTTAACAAATATACAACTAACACTAAAATGAAAATACATTGTGATCACATACATGGTTTTCATAATACGGGACCTACAGGTGTTCCTATTTTAAGTTGTTTAGGATTATTAAATAATGACTTTGAAGGTGGAGAAATTATGATGTTTGAGAATGAAAAAATAAAATTAGAACCAGGTCAGTTGCTTATTCATCCATCTAATTTTTTATTTCCTCATGAAATAAAACCTGTTACAAAAGGTTTTAGATATTCATTTGTAAGTTGGGTGTTTTAATATGGGAATAAAGATATATAAGAATGTTTTACCGGAAGACTTAATTCAAGAAGTGTTTACTTATTTAGATAACAATGCCTCTAAAAATATTTGGCGTTCAACAATATATTGGAAAGATAAGTTAAAAGGTAGAAATCCAACAGCTTTACAAGTTACAGATCTCCCTATTTTTATGTCTGAAAGAGTTATTAATTGTTTTGAGAAATTAAATAAATCATACAAAAAATATACACACCATTGTATGTTTTACATATGGCCACCCTTAAGTCATATCGCTTGGCACAATGACGGAAACTGGAAAATGGGTGCAAGTATATATTTAAATAAAACTTGGGACAGAAGCGACGGAGGTTTATTTTTATACACAGAAAAAGGACAGAATAAATTTTATGTTCCTGAATATAATACTTGCGTTGTTAACACTGATCATACTGATCATGCAGTATCAGCTTTGGCTTCGCATGGTCCACATAGATTAAGCCTTCAAATATTTTCAGAATGAGTAATTAAAAGAGATAGAGATTCTATCTTCTTTTGAGTTATTAACATCTACAGAGTGTCTCAACCAAGACGGAAACAAAATTAAAAAACCATCTTTTGGACTAACGTGCCACGCAGACGAATTATATCTATCATAAGAATTGACATGTGTTTTTGGTAAATAGCTACTCATCAAATCACCTATCGGATTTTCAAATATTAAATCTCCTGAGTCTTTAGGTGTTGATACATAGTAAACTCCTGAGATAATAGCTTGAGGGTGCATGTGAGATTTATTACTACAACCAGGTTTATTTACATTGACCCATAGATTTGACATTTTAATATCTTTTTTAATTCTTAAAGAAGAAGAAAAAACTCGCATAGGTGTTTCTAAACTTTTAGTAAATTCACTTATAACCTTATCAGGTTTATCTAGTAAATTAGGACTTTGATATCCACCTGCATTAGATTTAATTACTGAAACTTTTTTCTTAGATAAATTTAAACACAACTTTTTAAGTCGTTTAAGATCATTAGGGACTTTAGTATTTAAAGTTGGAACTGTAAATAATTCTGCTATCTGTATCATTTGCTACCTCTATTCAATTCTGCCATCGGAAAAAATGGTGCATCCATTTTAGTGAAAAAGATAGCCTGTGTCAATCGCTCTTGATTTTCTTTTAAATCATGCAACGCTTGATGTGGAAAACAACCATCAAAACAAAATGCTGTATTAAAATCACCATTAGATGTTGCCAACAGAGATCTGTTAAGTTTATTATCATAAACATTAGTGCCACTGTTTTTTAAATTTTTAGATAAATAAATAATAATAGTAAGCAAAGTATCTTCATCACAATGTATGTTGCCGCTTTTTTCTTTAACATTTTTTATTTTACAGAATACATTTTCAGCTATGTAGGTGCACTTATGTACTGCTCCAAATATAGTTCTAAGTATTTTATCATTTGATAAATGAAACAAAGGATAGTCAAAGTTGTGAAGTGACTTAGTTCTTACACCAATACCATCAGTAGCCTCTTGAGTAT